AACTTCATTGGAAAATGCAGTTATTCAAATCGCAGCTTGGACTGATGAGCGTGGTCTATTAATTGCAGCTAAACCTAAAAAACTTATCGTTCCACCAGCATTGCAATTCGTTGCAACTCGCTTGTTAGAAACTGAGTTACGTGTTGGTACAGCTGACAATGATATCAATGCTATTAAGAACAATGGTTCTATTCCAGAAGGTTACACAGTTAACCACTTCTTGACAGACACAAACGGTTGGTATTTAACAACTGATGTTCCTAATGGTATGAAACACTTTGTTCGTACTCCATTAAGCAACTCAATGGACGGTGACTTCGATACAGGTAACGTACGTTATAAATCACGTGAACGTTACTCATTCGGCTGGTCAGATCCGCTCGGTATGTTCGGTTCACCAGGTGCTTAATTAAGCATTTGATGGTAGAAAAGGCTCTATTCGTAGGGCCTTTTTTATTTGCCTGCACATATGAAAATACTAGCGTTTACGGGCAAAAGTATTGTAAAATAAACATATCCAGGAATAACCTGGTTTATTAGACTGTCCTGGCAGACGCATAAAAGACTAATAAGCCTAACTTTTTATGAAGGAAAAATCATGTCAAGAACCACATTCTCAGGTCCAGTCAAATCAGGTACCAATAGATATTCACCAAGCAAGAACGTTGGAACAACAGTATTAACACAAGCTACAGCATTTGCATTTACAGCTGCAGGTACTACAACTAATACATTCTACATTCCATCTGCTAGTAAAATCTTAAGCATTACATTTGATACTACAACAGCATTCACAGGCGGTACAGGTGCTGTTACAGTAGGTAATGTTGCATCTGGTACACAATACGCTTCATCAACAACAGTAACATCTGGTGGTCGTACAACTCCAACATTTACAGCTGCACAATTAACATCTATGTTATCAACTCCAATTGATGTAGCTTCTAGCAACGGTAACGGTGCTTCATCAGCAATTGCAGTAACAGCAGTAGGTGGCACAGGAGTAACAGCTGGATCATTAGTAGTAACTATTACTTATATCCAATCAGATGACCGTGCAAACTCAGGTGACCAATAATTAATCTAAGGGGAGTTTTCTCCCCTTTGTTTATAACTTAAGGAGATTAATTATGGCAATGCAATATGACGTTTCGTCAATACATTTAAACAGCACTGGTTTTGGTTATATTGGTAGAACTCGTGTTAAAGGATTAGTCATTTCAAGCACATCTACAGGTGGTACTGTTACACTATTTGATAGTTTAACAGCTTCAGTTTCAGCTACATATGAGCAGTCAGGCAATACAGTAACTATAACTAAATCTGCACATGGTCTTGTTACAGGTCAGCGTATTGGAGTTTCTTTTGCTACCGCTTCAGGCAATTCTGCAACTAATGGTAATTATGCAGTTACAGTGCTAACTTCTAGTACATTTACAATTACAGATATTAATTCAAGAACTATTGCAGCTAGTACAGCTTGTAGTTATGTAGCTAATACAGGAACAGATAATTCTACACAATGGCATTTAACTATTGATACAGCTGCAGCAGCAGGAACTACAAATATAGTGTTCCCTGGAGAAGGTATTTTAATTGAAAATGCGTTGTATGTAGGTATGACAACAACTCAGATACCTGCTGTAACAATATTTTATGGATAGTACTTCTATGATGATGCTGTGGAATTTATTATTAACTGCTGTAGTAGGTATTATTGGCTATATTGTTAAAGATAAGTTTGATGAGCTTCAGCGTATTACTATTTTACTTAATAGAACTCGTGAGGAAATTGCTCGTGAAAATGTTACTAAAGCTGAATTAGATAGAATTGTGACTCATTTAGATCACAGATTTACTAAGTTAGAAAGTAAGATTGACGAGTTAATTAAACAAAACCATGCCTAGCAAATCAAAAGCACAACACAATCTAATGGAAGCAGTAGCTCATAATAAAGCTTTTGCTAAAAAAGTTGGTATACCACAAAAAGTCGGCAAAGATTTTGCAGAAGCTGATAAAGGTAAGAAGTTTAAATCTGGTGGTCTCTATGCAAACATTCATGCTAAACAAGAGCGTATAGCTCATGGTAGTGGTGAGAAGATGCGTAAACCTGGATCTAAAGGTGCACCAACTGCTGAAGCTTTCAAAGAATCAGCTAAAACAGCCAAGATGAAAAAAGGTGGCGTATCATTATCTATTGGCCGTGGTGAAAAATTACCTGTATCAAAAGGTGCTGGATTAACTGCTAAAGGTCGTGCTAAGTATAATGCAGCTACAGGCTCACATTTAAAAGCTCCACAACCACAAGGCGGTGCTCGTAAGAAATCATTCTGTGCACGTATGTCAGGAATGCCTGGTCCCATGAAAGATGAAAAAGGCAGACCTACTCGTAAAGCAGCTTCATTAAAACGCTGGAAATGTAACTAAGGAACTATTATGAAAAAAAGATCAACTAACCCAAGAATGGCTATGATGATGGGACGTGCAATGAAAAGCCCAGCACTAGCTGTAAACCCTGCAGTAGCTAGACCAGCTGTTAATCCTATGGCTGCTATGGCTTCCGCTCCAACAATGAAAAAAGGTGGAAAAACTATGAAATCAGACTCTAAAGAAGATAAAAAAATGGACAAGGCTCAAGATAAAGCCATGATCAAAAAAGCATTTAAACAACACGATGCACAAGAACACAAAGGTGGTAAAGGTACTAAACTATCTTTATGTGGTGGTGGTATGTCTAAGAAATATGCATCTGGTGGCAAAGCATCTCAATTAGCAAAAGCTAATGGTATTGCTGTTAAAGGTAAATCAAAAGGAAAGATTATTTAATCATGGCTACTAAAGAATTTGATCCTGCCCAAGCTGCTGCTGAAAAGTTAGATAGAGAAACAAAAAAATTTCAAGAAGAACAAAAAAGGCAGTTTGATATGCCTAGAAAAAATATGCCTACTGAAGATGACATGGGTCCATTACCTGAAAAGAATGTTAAAAAAGGTTTGGAACAAGGTCTTAAGGGTATGGGTGGTAAAGCTTTAGGTATGAAAAAAGGTGGATCTGCTTCAGTTCGTGCTGATGGAATTGCTATTCGTGGTAAAACAAAAGGAAAGATCTGCTAATGAGAACTTCTCGTGGTATGGGTGATATTGCTCCATCTAAAATGCCTAAAGGTAAGGTTAAGCCTCGTAGAGACAATACTGACTTTACTCAATATGCTAAGGGTGGCAAAGTAAATTGGATTCAAGATGCGATCAAGAAGCCAGGAAGTTTGCGTAAATCGCTAAAAGTTAAAGCTGGAGAGAAGATTCCTGCTGGTAAATTAGCGTCTGCCGCAAAAAAATCTGGAAAAATTGGTCAACGTGCAAGATTAGCACAAACACTTAAAAAATTAGGTAAATAATGGCTGAAACCACAGGTACCAGTTTATTCAACCTGAACATGAATGACCTCATTGAAGAGGCATTTGAACGTTGTGGTTTAGAATTAAGAACTGGTTATGACTTTAGAACTGCTAGACGAAGCCTCAATCTATTAACGATTGAATGGGCTAATCGTGGTATTAACCTTTGGACAATTGAAGAAGGTCAAATTACCATGTCTACAGGGCAAATTACTTACGCTCTTCCAGTAGATACTATTGACTTATTAAGCATGGTAACTAGAACAGGTAATGGTGGACCAAATCAACAAGATATTAACATCAATAGAATATCAGAAGATACTTATTCAACTATTCCTAATAAGTTGGCTACTGGCCGTCCTATTCAGGTATGGATCAATAGACAATCTGGTATGTCTAATCCAAGCACTGTATATTTAGCTGCATCTATTAGTGCTACAGATACAACAATTACATTAAGTGATGTATCTAACATTGCATCAGCTGGATTCATTCAAATTGGTAGTGAAACTATTTATTACCCAAATGTAGATAATGCTAATAACCAATTATTAAATTGTGCCCGTGGTCAAAACAATACAACTGCAGCAGCTCATATTGCTACAGTAAGCCCACGCAATTACATTACAATACAAAACTTACCAAGCATTAATGTATGGCCTACACCTAACTCTCCTGGTGATCAGTATACATTTGTATACTGGAGAATGCGTAGAGTGCAAGATGCTGGCACTGGTGTAACGGTAAATGATATTCCATTTAGATTCTTACCATGTATGGTAGCTGGATTAGCTTATTATCTAGCTGTTAAATCACCAGCAGTAGATCCAAATAGAGTAGCATTCCTACAATCAGATTATGAAAAACAATGGGATCTAGCATCTCAAGAGGACAGAGAAAAGGCACCGATTAGATTTGTGCCTAGAAATATGTCTTATATAAGGTAATCATGGCTACCAAGTATTCAAGTGGTAAACACTCAATTGCCGAATGTGACCGATGTGGTCAGCGTTATAAGCTTAAAGAATTAAGAAAGCTTATACTTAAAACAAAGCAGATTAGTGTTAAGGTATGCCCAGAATGCTGGGAACCAGATCAACCACAGTTATTACTTGGTATGTATCCTGTGAATGATCCACAAGCGGTACGTGAACCAAGACCAGATGTATCTTATCAAGTGTCTGGTAATACAGGTTTGCAAACTGGGCAAAACAATTCTTTCAATATTCAAGATAATGGTTATCCTCAAGATGGTAGCCGTCAGATTGAATGGGGTTGGAATCCAGTGGGTGGAGCAAGTTCATTTGATACTTTATTAACGCCTAACCACCTTATAAGTAATGTTATAATAGGCGATGTAACGATTGTCACAACTTAATTAGGAGAAACAAAATGGCATTTAAAAAAGCAGCTGACGGTATTACCAAACAAGGTAAAACCAAAGGCAAAAATCTAGGTGATTCAGGACCTACTGTTGGTATTCAATCTGGAAAAGGTTCAAAAGGAGCTTCTACAGTAACTTCATTATCCATGAAGAAACTTGGACGCAATTTAGCACGTGCAATGAATCAAAAAAAAGGTAAATAATCATGACTAAAGAACGCAAAGTTCCAGTGTCACCAGCAGAAGCTTATCCTTTAGGTCACGCTAAAGAGAATAAAGACGCTAGTGCATATACTGGATTTAAATATCCTTCTGGCGGTGGTAATGATATTGGTGTTTACAAACAACCAATGATGAATCCTAATGGCACAGAACATGAAGCAGTAGCATTACCTGGCAACGCAATGAGCAAAATGAACATCTCTGTGGGCGGTATTAGCAAAGGCAATTATGCAGAAGTAAACCCATACGGTGTTAAAGAAATGCGTGGTTATGGTGCAGCTACTAAAGGTCGTAAGATTAGCGGTAAACAAGGCTAGTAATGAACTACGTTCAACTGTATCAATCAATTCAGGATTATGCGGAAACTACGGAAC